GTACAATGTAGTAGCACTATTACTAGTTAAATCCTTCTTTTTGTTTACAAATGTATTAGCCATTATGCCATAAAGAAAGCTTCCGCTTCCGCCTCATCTTTTAAATCCTGTTGAAAGGATGTGTTTAATTTTTGGATAATACTATCTACATCTCTAACAAATGATTGTTGTATTTGTTGATCGTATTTTTCTAAAGGTTGGGTTAATGATTGTACAATTCTAGCCAATGAATCCTCCGTATTTATAAAAGTTTATAAGTCCGCCATCGGCTAATTCTAAACCTGGTCCTGCATAACCTTGAGATTTTATGTATTCATTAAATTCTTGTTTTGTCATTGGATCTGCTCCAATTCCAAAAATTCCTGTGTCATCAAATGTTTTTGTTTTATCATAAACATCTTGAGGAGTAAACATTCCCTCTTTTAAACCAAACATTTGTCCACCTATAACTTGTTTTTGTTTATCAGATACACCTGCTTGTGTAGCTCCTGGCATGGCCATGTTTATTGATTGCCCTGTGTTTAAATCAACATAACCTAATCTGTCATCGTATGCTATGTTTGATTGATTTTGGGGAGTTTGATTAAAACTTATCGGACCACCTGTAATTCCTCCCGTAACAGGTATATTTCTAACTTCATCTTCAATAGCTTCATCATCTAAAATATCTCTATTATCATATAATTGTTTGGCCATCATAGCTTGTCTAAGTTTTTCTGATATACCTCCAGTACCCAAAGCAGCATAAGTTCTAACAAAAGGATTATTTAAAATTCTATTTATTCCTCCACTTATGGTTCTTTTTGGGGTATATTTTTCATTAGCTAAAGCTCTTATTGCTCGTTCTGTATTTAAATAATCTGTTTTTCTTTGTTCTGCTTCAGCTCTTGCTACTAGAACTGGATTAGCTTTTCTTGTTGGAGTCGATACAGTTCCCATGTCAGGTCCGCCACCCCTTGGTGTAAATGTAGTTTTCTTTTTAGGTGCACTATAGTGTCGTGCTATTGCTCTTTCTCTATTACTACTTCCGCTGCTACTACTTCCGCTGCTATTACTTCCGCTACTACTTCCGCCATGTGGTCCGTACATTATCTTCTCCCGTCCGCTTGTATATCTAATCTAAAAGTTCCAAGCTTCCAGTGTTGTTTAATACTAGTGTTGTCTACTTTTAAAGCGATAGCTCTTGCTCTTGCACGTGTGTCTATTTTAGTTGTACTTGTTGTAGATGTAAAGGGTCCTAAAGATGAACTTGCTTCTGCATCTGTTGGGTAATTTTTTAAATTTAATGTAACTCTTGCATCACCAGTTTGAGTTAAAAAGTCTGGAAGAACTCTTCTAATTTTCATCATATACTCACCATCACCTCTTAAATCTGCTCCACCACCTTGACCCATAGATATATCAAAATCTCCTGATTGTATACTTGCTGAAATACCAGTTCTTGCTCCACCTTTAATTTGATCTTGTCCTGTTTCATGTTCAAAGTAAGTTGTAACACCATCAGTATTGCCAACTGTTGTATCACTGGTTGCACTTGAATCATATTCAGTAGCATGTGGTTTTCCAAATATAGAAGAATCAAACCAAGAACTTCTTGCAAGTGAACTTGTAGTCCATACAGGTCGCTCTGGTGTTGAATCCATAAAGTTATAAGTTACTGATCTATTATTAGATGCAGCACCACTACCAGGATAAAACCATGTGACTTCACCAAATAGGTTATTTAATCCAGCATAGATATGATTTTTAGGAACTGTATTAATATCATCATAAACATGGTCTTCAACTAAACACGCTAGAGATTCTAGTTTACCAGTGTATCTAAAGAAACCATTTTCTGACATCCAATAAGCAGAACCATCAACCTCAACGGCTGCATTCTTTCCAATTAATCCACAGTTAGTTCCAACTTGTTGAAATGAAAAAGTAAATGGAGCACCAACAAATCTCATAATAAATAAAGATGTATCAGTCCAAACATAAATTGCATCTCTACCTCTAATTGCTCCAACGATCCGTGTTCCATCGGCCAGTCTCTGTGTACCAGCAGTATTGGTTGCACTAGGTGCATATGATGTTGTTGCGTTAATTGATTCTTGGTCCGACCATCTAATATACATATCATCTTGAGTTGATGTTGTACCAATAGTTGTTTCAGTACCAAAGAATACTAAGTGTCTATCGGGTGTAGATACTAAAGTTTGAACTGCTGCTGTTGGTGCATTGGCAACGATTGTTGCTCTAGTAGCTGTTGCACCTGTTGCATTTGAATCCCATTCAAAAGTTGCACCATCCACGATAGTTGCAATAAGTTTATTTCCATAATTGTCCAAGGACCAAAGTCCTGGAGCTGTAATAATATCACCTGTTTGCGATGCACCCCATTTAGTATATTCAGAAGCATCAGTTACTGTTGCTCCATCACTATGTGCTGCAGCTGTCGTGTTATCTGATCCTCTTGTTAAACCTGATAAAGTTCCTGAACCAGTAGTGTTTGTTGTATAAGCAATACGCTCATTATTTATTAAAACTGTTCCTGAAGCAGGGAAACCTGTTGAATCATCAAGGACAATACTACTTGAAGCATCTGTTAAAGCACCATCTAAAGTATCAAAAGCTTCTCCAGCTACAGTACCACCCCATAAACCTAATCCCCAACCAGCTGCTGACGCTTCAGTTGCAGGTCCAATTGAATAAAAATGTTGAACTCTTATTCCACCAGAAGTACTTGCTCCTGATCCAGATTCAGCTGATCCCATTTCAATAGTAATTGTTGTAGAAGTTGGAACCGTTGTAACCATAAAATTTGTGTCATCAAAATCACCAGAACTAAAATTAGAATTTGTAATAGCTGTAAAATTATCTAAACGAATAATATCGTATTTCGATATGTTATGATCAGATGAAAAAGTTAACGTAACAGTTGCATCACCATTAGTTGTAGTAAAAGCATTAGTTAAAGTTGTTGTAGATTTAATAGGAGTAATGTCATAAAATGCTCCTCCTGAATATACATATAAAAATCTGTTTGTACCAAGTGCTGCATATTTAATACCACTAGCATTAACAAAATGGTGTAGTGCTGTATTTCTTCCAGTAAGAGTATTGTCTCCTAATTGCGCCCAACCCCCTATTTTTTCAGGTGAGCCATATCTAAATCTAACATAGTCACCACTAACCCATTGGCCTTCACCACCAGTTGCTGTAACTTGTTTATTAAATCCAGGTTGAAATCTTAATTTTTGTAGCATAATTATCTCGCGTTAACTGGTACTCCATTAGAATTTACAAATGGTGCTTCTGCAAAGGCCATATACACAAATGTTCCACCTGATTCAGTACCAATATCAGCCGTTTTAAGTTTAAAACCATTTGATAAAAAATCAATATAACCATTACCATCTCCACCTTCAGCACCGGTTGTGTTTGCTTTTAAAAAATCATCAACTGCATTCATTGGACTTCTTTTATTATCAAACATATACCAATCTACAGAACCACTAGAATTTGTTTTTTTTATCATAACCCAAGCCGGCCTGAACCCTAAATAAACAAACGCATATGTTGCAGAACTTCCGGTTCCTGAAAATGAGCCAAACTTGCTAAAACCTTGAACTTCATTCCAAAAATATCCAACAAAATCATCACCAGATCGGTTAGAACCTGAATGATCTCCAGCAGTAAAGACTGTTGAAGTAGGTGCAGTATCTGCCCATATAGTTGCTTCATCCGTTGTTGCTGTAGTAGCACTTAATTTTAAATAATCTGTTTCTGGATTGGAAGTATTTGCATGATGATATACTGCCCAGTGATTTCCACCAGCTTCTTCATTATTTTTTGTAATCATTACAGCCGGCGCTGCACTTAAACCATGTTTGACTTGAATATCAAGAGAAGCACCAGCACCAACCCACTTAGCAATTGAAAATCCAGCAGTAGATGATGCAGTTCCATTGCTATCAGTATTTCCAACGCTTGTTGCACTTGCGTCATTTGTAAATGTAGTTCCAGCTTTCCAGCACCAAGCTACATAGGTTGCAGTATTGTTATTCCAATAAGCATTATCAGATGAACCTTCTGTTACAGTAAAACCATCTGATGTAAAAGCAGATAAATATCCATAAGTTTCTGCCGCATTAGAACCTGCAATTCCAGTTGAACTTGGACATAATTCTGCATTTTCACCAGCTCCCCTAGTACTATCTAAAAGATTGTGTCCAGCAGCATCGTCTCTTCGTTTGCTCCAGATCATATCCGGTTGGAATTCCAAGCCACTTAAAGTTCTTGGTGAAGTTCCATCACCAGTCCAGATTAAAGCTTCAAAATATTTAGTTGGATCATTTAAGTTTTCATCTACATAAGCCATAATTAATTCCTATCCATACTCCGCTAAGTTTTTAGTACATAAAGAATAAAAATTTACACTACTTAATACTGGTGAATATTCAAAATTTCCATAACCATTAGCATCTGCATTGCCTGATGAAATAGAATATGATGGATTACCAAAATTAGCTTGATATTCTGTATTATTAAAAGCTGCAATTTGTGCAGTAGTTGTGCTTAAAGAAATTCCACTACTTGATTGATAAATTTCAGATCCATTTCTATGAATAGTTATTTGACCATCTTCATAGTTAAGATAAAAACCAAATATATCACCACTTGAAACTGTTGTTGTTCCACTAGGATGTATATTATCATCTGTTTTTACATAAGCAGTTGGACTTCCAAAATATTCATATGCACTATCATTATTACCTGATGCCATTCTTATTTCATAGTACCAACGACCATTTGAAACGTTTTGAATTGTAGGATGCGTATATTCACTATTTGATCCATGAGTATTTTTATAATGTACATTTCCTTCAGAATAAGTTATTCCTTTGTCAATTAAAGAATTAAGTGTTGCAAAATTATTCGTGGGCGAATCAACGCACTGGTCTGTTGCGGCTAGACCACTTTCAGAAAAATCTGTTCCACCATTGGCATCGTTGCCAAGATTGTCTGACGCTTCAAAATCTAAATAAAAACCATTCGTACCAAATGTTAATCCTGATACATCTTTCGGTTTCCAAATTGTCGGACTATCTTCATCAAATTCTCCGAATGAACTTGCTGTTAAAGCTGAACCATCAATTAATACAGCTTCTGCCATATAACCATTGTAATAATTACTTGTTCCATCACTTCTTCTTCCAATGGTATGAAGTGAATCGTCACACCAATAAGATACATCATTTTGAGATGGATAAATTGTTGCTGAAAAACTTGTTTCCTTAACTCCATTAATAAACATTTGTACTGATGAAGTGCTTGGTGTACTAACTGAACTGTCGTATGAAATTACAATATGATACCAGGCACTAGGATCTCTAAAAACTCTATTAGTCCATAACCTTGTATGAGTTGTGTTATTTACAGTACATTGAAATCTTAAAGTATCGTTTTCAAAATATAATCTAGTATCATCATCAGCATCTTTCCTAGCATACATAATAAATTCTTCATCACCTAGTTTACTTCTTTTAACCCAAACTGAATATGTTTGAGTTACTTGACTACCAGCACTACCTGGTGTTTTAGTCATATAAGCACTTGAGCCATCAAACCTACATGAGTTGGCTACATTATAACCTGTATCTTTTATGGAGTTAGTTCCAAGTATTAAAGGCATTAGGACTCCAATTCTGGCAATTCACCTAATGGTCTTTCAATAACAGGATTTTCTTCTGTGCCTGTATTTACATAAGTATGTAAAGTCTCTAAAGCTGGCGTATCACTTGCATTTGTAATTGCTGTTTCTTGTTCAGCTGCTTTAGTTCTTACTGCTGCTCTATGAGTTGTAATTGCACTTGGTACTGCTGTTCCAGCATCTGCTTTTCTAGTTATGTACCAATCTGTATTTTGTAATATTTCAGCAGCTCGTTTTTTAACTTCTCTAATTTTAATTGTTTTTAAACCTTCAGTTTTAACATCACCAACATCTTTACCAGTTGGTATTTTACCATCTGTTTTATCTTGATTAGTATATAAAGTATCTGCGTGAGCTTTAGCCGTTGCTGATCCATACGAAGCTGTAATTTTTCCACCAGCAAAAGCAAATGATTGATCTGTATTAATATACCACTGCTCCTCTTTTTTATTAGAATTATTAAATTCTATTTCATAAATTCCAATAGCTTCTAGTTCAGACTTACTCCATAATTCAAATATATTTTTTGAATGACGAACATTATTAATAACCATAGCTTTTGGTCTATTTATTATTTTTGTAATTGATCCTGATTCTACTAATCCCCACATATTATCTCCTATTAACTCTCTGGTATATTTAATGTTCTACCAACTTCTTGCCATATTGCTCCATTGTACCGGAATACAAAAATGTCCGTTTTACCATCTGTATCTGTTGTCGTAGGAGCAGTATCAGCGGCAAAATTAAATATTGCGTTCCACGAAAATGTATGACTTCCATTAAAATTAATTTCTATACAAATAAAAGCACCTTCTACTGCATTAGTTGGTGCAGATAAAGTCGTATTTTCTGATGTTTGGTGATATGCGTTCGGTTTATCGGAAGCATCCCAGGCAACTGCGTTCGATGATGAAGTAAGTGCTTGTTGAGCCACATTAGCAGCAGCACCAAAAGTAGCTATACCACCTGCAGACATGTCTAACGTTAAAGCTGTAACACCTGATCCACCATCGTCACCTTTAAATATAATATCTTTATCTTGAACTTTAGCTTCTATAATAACATCACTAGAAGAATTATGTATACGAAGCATTTCTGTACCATCGTCTTCATAAATAATTCCACTTGCAGCTGTTCCAGCGTCTAAAGTAATACCACCAGCAGATTCTATATTAATTGAATCTACAGCTGTACCATCGGATACAACATCCAAATCTCCATCGGCATTTGAACCTACATAAGTTCCTGTATCATTAAATGTTAATTTATTAGTTGAGTTTAAAGTTAATCCAGTTCCATCTGTGTGAGTTAATGTTGTGTCTTGATCATCACCAAATTTTAAAACCGCTGAATCAGAATCTAAAGATACATCATTATTAAATATTGCAGTACCTGCATCTGACATATCTAATGTTAATGCTGTAATATCTGAACTACTATCTGTTCCTTTAAATATAATATCTGTATCGCCAGCTGTAGCATCAATTGTAATGTTTCCTGAAGAAGTTGCAATTGTTACAGCTCCATCTCCTGTTGAAATATCATCTGCTGCTATAGCAGAAGCGGTAACACCTGTTTGAAAATATGTTTTTAATGTTGTGACATTAGTCATTCTCATTGTGCCACCATCATTTACAAGTAAGCCATCTCCATCTGCAACTGCTGTAGTACCTCGTGCAGTACCACCATCTATTAAATTAATTTCTGCTGCTGTTGCACTAACCGCT